GACCTCAAGCCCTGGGCCGAGAAGCTTGACTGTCGAGGTAGTAGACCTAACTACCTCGTCTAGCGCAGCCGGGACTATGCTTCTAGCACTAGTGGCAAATTGCTGAAGCTTCTGGAGCAGAAAGGAATACGATTGCGAAAGGGGCAAATTACTGTCTGCAAGAAGCGTGATCTTGTTCGAAATCTTGGTAAGCTGTCTTTCGCTCGCAGAAAAGAGCGCCGCTAGTTGACGTTGCTCGGTGCTAACCCCGATAAAGCTTTCAGCCAAACGCAGGTTTTTCGCACGCGCTTCTCTGATCTCTTGATTGTAAGCCACTACAGCCCGTATAAACTCTTCTAGAGAGTTAGTCGCGGTAGTGGACGAACTAGAAGTAGAGGTTAACGAGGCGGCAAAGTTGCTTGCCGTTCTGATAGCCTCGCCAGAAATCCGCCCAAATACAGAAGCAATAGTTTGCCCACTGGTCTCGGCTTGGCCTGCGGCTGTCCGGAATGCATTGGCGATTGTTTGAAACGCGGTAACAACAGCTTGCCCGCCAGCCTTAGCTTTACCTACAAGCTGTTGCCAAGCACCAGAAACTTTTTGCTGTATACCTTCTAGACCAGAAGGTTCTTCTAGAGACGGTGGTGTTACCGATCTTGTAGGGACAGCCGCCGCCAGTTTTGACATTGCAGGCGCGTATTTCTTGCCAGCCATTTGGCTGAAGGCGAACCTGAGGTTCTGTGCGGACTTGGTGCACTCAATAGTAATTTCATGGAACTTCGACACATAGTCGGTAGTAGCCGAAGCGTTTTTAGAGGCAGCGGCAAAGGCAGCAGAGATGCCACTAATTCCCGTAGTTGCCTTTTCGCTTGCTTGTCGTATTGCCAAAGCCGACTTGGTAACAGATTCTGTAAGAGCCCTTGAAGACTTTAGTGTATTCGCTACGGTTTTAAGAAAGGCAGAAGTTACGCTACCACTTCTCTTAGCGCTCTCGGTAAACCCCTGGATCGTACCTACAAGTCGCCCAATGCTCCTAGCAGCTTTGAGAGCAGACGGGGATAGTTGGGTCATTGCAGCATTCGCTGCGCCTCCAAGACCTGCTGCACCGGCTGGCAGTTGAGACAACTTATCGCTGACCTGCTCGGCGCTTGCGGCTACCCTCTCAAGGTTGCTGCTTAGTTGTCCAGATGCTGCTTGTGAGCTGGAAGACAAAGCGGTCAGGGATTTCGAAGCGGTAGTAGAAACACTGCTTACGCTTTGACCAACCCTGGTAAAAGCATTCCCAACCTTCTTCATCTGGTCGCTAATAGCCGCGAAGAGAGAAGTCCCTGCCTCAGTGATAGATATGTGGATTGGCAACCTAGGCATAGCTATCTTCCTATCTCTCTCAGAAGCTCATCAACAATCCTCTTGGCAACCTTGCCGGCGTTGTTGTTGATGTACGCTTCTAGCTCACTTGCGGTCTCGCTGAAAACAAAGTTCCCACGAACACCCCTGTTCTGGATTTTCCGCCAGATAGCATGGGCAACAGTTTCAACCGACGCGTTGCGCCAGAAATGACCGGCTTGATAGGTTTCAAACCTCGGTTGGATTCCCTTGATCTTGACCCAGTTCAGGATTCTGTAGAAGCTAAGACGCCCTTTCTCAACACGAGACGCCGGGCGGCTACCAGCTTCAAAACTGTAAGCATACTCTCGTGGCAGCTTCCCTACCTGCTTTGGCAGAGGTTTAGCCGGGTCCTCCAAAACACCAAAGACGAAGTACAACCCAGTAGGGATTCCTCTGGCATAGCGTCCGTGAACCCTGGGCTGAAAACGAGAATGGTGCGGATACATCGCGCTAAGACTCCGACTTAGCTGCCCGGTTGCATTGTGCCCACCAGCCCTCATCTTGTTGCGGAAGATGATTTGCCCTTCTTCAGCTATTTCTTCACTGAACTTCCTGATAGCACGCAGCGCGACGGGTATGGCCTCTCGTTCGAAAATCCTGGAGGTACCTTCCCATCGAGGGTCTATGCTAACTTCAATCCTCGGCAAAGCACCGAGGACTGGACCAAACGTTACTGAAAGACCAGATGGCATCTCTACCTCTTTGACTTCTCCATCGCTGCCTTAGCCCGCCGCGCTTTCTCGCGTTCCTGTTCCAGTGCGAGAGCTCTAACTACAGTTAGCTCAGACGTTTCCTCGTAGAGTTCCCTCTCGGTCCAACCATACGTTTCGTAGAGAATGTGTTCGTTGACCCACGTAGGAACCGTCTTGGCCGTGCCTAGCATTGCACTGTAGATTAGCTCTCTCTCGGAGTAGGGACCGCAGCTTCAGGATTCATCCTTTCTGCAACCCACTCGTCCAGCTTGAGCACAAACTCGTGAGGAATCTTCAACAGCGAACTTCTATCCTCTTTAGGGATAGGCAACGGCTCGCCAGTCTCTGGGTCGGTCAAGTTCCAGTCCTTGATAAGCATAGCCAGCAGCTTGTGCGACTCCTCGACCGTATCCTCGTCGCTTGCGTTGCGCAGCTTCTCGGCAAGCTCAAGGCTTTGCCCGTGACTAAAGCTTTCGAGCCCCCGCATCTCGACCCAGAACTCCGGGCACCCGAACTCCTCAAACGTGTACCGAACATGTCGCTGTGCTAGGTATTCTTTCCACCCCATGTTTCCCGCCTTTTCTTAGCTCTGAATGTTACCAGTACGCCAACTTCGTCGCTCACCGCTTCACAGCGAAACAGCCGCGACTCCCATACAATGCTCCTGACTTCCTCGATAGTCTTCCTCCTAAGCGCCTCAATCCTCTTCAGCACTCCGATAAGCGACAGCGGATAGTACGCCTTGCGCTTCTTGATGACCGGCTTGGGGATTAACCCTCGCATCGCCCAGTATCTCAAAGTCCTCTCAGTTACCCTGACTCCTTCTTTGCGAGCGGCTTTGGCCAACTCTTTCCTGGTGACTAGCTTTTCGGCTGTTCGAGTTTCTTGACATTCCACTGTCAGTTTTCTCCTCCGCCTACAGGCTGGGCGAACCTGTAGGCGGTCAGAGTGGGAAGTGGAGGGTAGATAGTAGTCTTTAGTAACTGTCCTGGCCGTTGGTCAGAACAAACTTGCAGTTACCCGCATCGGTTGCGTTGTACAACCCCCTCATCGAGTAAGCAAGGGTAAGGCTGGCTCCACTACGGTCAATCTCTACTGGCCCTTCGCCGAAGTCCATGTTATGGGCGGCGAACACGAGCGTTCTCTCGGCGGTGCCAGAACCATACGTCCAGGTCAACTGGAACAACTCCTGGTCCTTGTTAAGGTAACGGTTGTAAAGGGCAGCCGAGTCAAAGTAGACCGTTGCACGACCAGTTACCTCAAGGGGGCCAGCAAAAGCGGTACCAGGCGTTTGAAGCGAACCGTCAACAAAGTGAAGAGTGATTTCACGCGAAAGAGTAATCTCGCCTTCGATGATCTTTCCAAAGGGATCGGCTGCACCAACCGCTGCGCTAACCTGCCAGCCACGGAACGGAGCGCCAGTTGCCTCAGCCGGAATAGACCCGGACGGGCTATCCTCTTTCGACTTGCCAACCAGCGTCGAGCTCCATCTCAGAAGTCCCTCCGCCGCGTTGAAGGTCAGCGTCAACTCACTCACTAGACAGCCGGTGTAGCGGTGAGTCTCAATGTCGTTCTCGTCCTGGATAGACAGGGCGGGCGGATGTGCGCCAACCGTAAATGTGTGCTCGTATGGCGCGGCAGTACCCGAAGTACACGATCCCATCGCCGAGTACAGCAGGTATCCCAACTCTTCAGGGTAGAAGTTCCCCTCCATCGAGACTTCAACTCTGCCAACCCCTTGATAAGCTGCGTAGTCTCTCACCGGCAATCCGCGCAAAGACTGGTCGAGAATCTGCTCGTAGTCTACGGTAAAGGTCGGTGGATCAACAGGCAGCAGCTTAGTAGGCGGCGTGGAACTACCCCACGAGCTTTCCTTAGCAATGCCAACTTTAGTCAGATACGATACAGTCATCAGGGTCCTCCCTTGGCTTATGCCAGCCTAAAGATACATGGACCACTATCATCAGTATTATACAACCCCCGACAGTGGTAAGTCAACTGCATTCCGGTTTCCGAGCGATCCTCTTCCATCGCGCTGTCGCCAAAGTCAGTCCTAGAAGCACGGAAGGTTAGGGTCTCTCCACCAGAACTGCAAATCACCAGCACTTTCTCCTGTATTTTGTTTTCATACCTTTCCTCCTCGGTGCTTTCGTCTCGCAAGAGCACCATGTCAAACGTGACCTCAAGCGGACCTAGATAAACCCTGGCAGGGTTAGAAAGTTGAGGAGTGTAGTGGAGAATCTCCTCTCTGGAAAGCTTGATCGAGATTTCGGAAACGTTCTCTCTTTTAGCTTCGTCGCCCAAAAAAACGTCCATTCCCCAACCTAGTAATGGCGTTTCTGAAGGCAGAAGATTCCATTCTACATTCTCCGCATCTGGATGTATCGGAGAGTACCCAGGTCCCCAAAAGTCTTGGCCGTCCCACCTGGCATTCACAATCGGGTTCCATGTTTCTTCGCTCTCGGCCCACTGTATGCTTCGAAAGCCAAGGGTTATGATTGCTCCTTGGCCCACGAAAGAAGCCTTCCACCTAATAGCGTCTTGCGTCGAGAAGACCATCTCTAGTTCTTTCAGCATACACCCGGAGTACCGATGCACCAGCCGTGGGTCTATCTCTCCTTCGTACTGCGGAACCATGGCATCTATATCTTCAGACTGGATTGAAAAAGAAGGCGGCAACTCAGAAACGCTGTACTCATAGCCGTCGCCATAAGCTTCTCTTTGGCCCATTATTCCGTACAGGAGATCGCCGAGAATCTCCTGATAGGCAATGCCCCCAACCTCGGCGTTGGCCCTACCAGTTGTAGGGATCGAGGCGTAGTCACGAGCATCCGATGCGCCTCGCGGGTCCGAATCTACGAGGGTATCTATCTCCTGCACCAGAGTTACGTCTTCAAGAGGAATCACATAGTCCCCGGCAACGAACTCGCCATAGCTGTTCTCAATTGCCCAAGAAAAAACTGTTCTCATTAGGTATAGTCCGCGTTAGTTTGTGCTTGTACTGGCAAAGTCAGAATACAGGTATGACAAACGATACCTAGGAAGTTAGTCATCGTTATCTCGCCACTGGTGATAGGGCCGGACAGCCAACCTCTCTCGGCGCTGCCAAGAGAGATATTCTTCACAAACTGGTTCCGGACCCTCTCAACTGTGTTATTGAAGGCAATCAGAGATTCACGTCCCGTGTAGGAAACAAACCCCTCGATAGTGTAGGTATCAGTGTCCAGCTTGAATCCTATCGGGACGCCGGCTGTAGCACCGCCACGCGCTGTTCGAAACCCAGTTCGCATGACGGTCCAAAGGTTCAGGGTATCCCTCTCAACACCCTCGGTAAGGTAGGGTTCCAACTCTCTAAAGGTCTTGACGGCAGGCTCGTAGTCTAGGACCGTCTCAACCCCATCTACCACGCTCAAGAGACTGACTATCGCTGATTGAACGTCTTGCCAGTCTTCCATCTTAACTTCTCCAGAAAGCGTTTTCGTCTCGCGTCAACTTGGCAACGATAACCCCGCTAGGCACCAAGTCGCCAACCCGCATTCCCATCGCTGCCTTGAACGAGGCGTAGAAGTGCTCGGCTATGGCACGCCACTCGTCGGCCTTAGTCCTGTAGTTAACCAGATCCGCGCTTAGGGTAGATCGAGTCGTGGAGCCATAGTAGCCAACCGCAAAGTTAGCTAGGCAGTAAGCCGACAGATAAAGAAACGCCGACCAGTGAGGGACCGGCAAGGAGGTCTCTGTGCTCTCGTCGTAACCACTAAGTACATGGACTGCCGTATAAGTCACTCGCGCCGACTGGCCAGAAGCCGGAGCTGAAGCAAACAGCAACTTGTAAACTATGGCGCTGTTGTCAAGATCGGTGTACACCTGGAATTTACTGGGTTCCAGGTAGACCGGCGGGTTTTGGTTGTACGGGTACTCAACGGAAATGATCTTAGAGAAGGGCGGCTGATAGTCAGAAGGTAGATCAAAAAGACATGTTGAACCGTCACCATCAAAAGAGGCGATTCGAACACGCGGGTTTAGTCGGGAGTAAGTGTTTAGAGCTTGCCCGACTGCACGCTCTGCTGCATCGCTTACTTCTACGTCGGTTTCAACTTGCGGCATCAGAGCACGCAGTTCACTTACAAGAGAAGCGAAGGTTAGGTCCACTGCTCCCCCTTTATCGCAAGACGGGGGAGGAGCATCGGCGCTCCTCCCCTGTCAGGCAAGTTCACTACTACGCACCGATGAAAGTAACCTGGACCACAGCCCTAGAAACGTCAAACCCGCTGGACTGCTTATTGTAGTACAAGTCTAGCACGGACCCCTCGCTCAGCGCGGTGCCCTGTGCAGACGACCAGATGGTCTGGGGTACATAAGCAGTTGCAGTAGTTCCAGCCGCAAGTACCAGGCTTCCCCATGCGGTCGTCCCAGTGCCGTCAGTCCCTCTATTGTAGATAACGAAGTCGAAGCGATTCGTGTCGTCACCTACCATAGTAGAGCCAAAGGCAATCTTGATTGCCGTAACCTTGGTTGCCCAAGGTGCGACAAAGATAGGATAGGACAACGAACTCTCGCCGCTACCAATAGCGGGAACGGTCACAAAAGAATCATGGGGACCAGGAATGTCATGAAGTTGCATTGGCATTTCAGCTACTCCTTATTCCGATTACGTGGGGCGTCCGCCATAGAAGCCGCGATGGTCAACTACCGCGCCACCAAAGACAAACCGAATCTTGATGACCACTTTATCAGCGGAGAACGCGCTACCGCTGTTAGTAGCCTCGGTAAAGATTTGCGGAACCTTACGGCCATCCAGGAAGCCCATCTCGATAGTCGGCATGATGTTCGGGTCGGCCACAAGATACCAGCGCGTCTGGTTGGACCAGTGATCTACCACGATAGGAGTCAGAGACCCCTTATGCGGGTTGTACACGGTGGCATCCTTGTCGCTCGTGACCTCGTAGTCAGAGTTGATTAGCTGAAGAGCCGTGCTTTCCAGCGTGGTCGGCACCAGGATGTACTTGGGTTTGGTAGCCAGGCGCAAGTCGCTGCTCCCAAGCGGGTACTGACGCCGCATAGCGATCTTGGCGGTCGTCAGGTTATCCGACGTGAGAGTGTTGGTCGACGTGTTGCTGTGGCCAGCGTGGAACAGCGCGATGTTGTCATAAGTGCAAGTCGTGTTCCCGTCAATCAGGTCAAACACAAACTTGTACAGCGTGATCTTGGCTGCAATGGCAAGCCGCTTGGGGATTTTGCGCAGTGCACCAAGGTCGTCGTTGAGCGCCTGCTCCCACGTCCACTCTTCGAGGATACCCTTCTTGGTCGGCGTGAAAGAAGACTCCTTCTCGCCTGGAGAGGTAGCGAAGGTGTAGGGGGCACCCGACTCAACCGTCGGCAACTCGCCGTAGTACCCGATTCTCTCAATGTACTGGGTCTTCACGTCCTTCAAGGCCCGCACATCCGAGACCACCAACTCCCACTCATTGAAGACCGGAAGCTTGTAGTCCCTTGCGAGAACTCGGTTCATGGCCGTACCGAAAACGTTGGTCCAGGACACTGCCTCTGCAATGTCCGTACCCTCCTCGAAACCGATAGACTCTCGGACTAGCCGATTGGCGAGACCGCTGCTCCCCGCCTCGTAAGCGTCAATACCGTTATAGATACAGTAGGCACGCTGGATGGATTGCAGTGGCTCCATGTCGCCGTACTTCTCACCCATAAGGGTAGCCGTTACCAGGTCGGCCAGCTTGTCGCGCTGGTCGCGGGTAACACGGACTGACGCCCTCGGCTGGCTCTCAAGGATCGCTTCATAGAGGGACGTAGCCTCCTGAATTGCATCCTCAAGCTCCTTGTCCTCAAAGATCCGGCCAGAGAACTTGGTGGTAAGCTGCTCCTTCACAGCCGCAGGCAGGGTAAGGCCGCTGATACGCTCCGTGGCCTTACGAGTGCACTCGGCGATCTGGATGGTACGCCGCAGCTCCTCTACCTCCGAACGAACAGTCTCGATCACGGCCTCCTGCTCGTCCTGCTCCTCGTCCTTCTCCTTATCTTTGCTTCCCTCTTCGGTCTCGGCGGGCTTACTATACCCGTACCCCAGTTTTGCCATAAGAGCTTTCAACTCCTTCTGTAGTTCACTGGGAACACTGCCATCGCCAGCGAGAGTCTTAAGCTCCTTGACAGCCGCTTCAGAATCTCCACGGCCTACTGCAAGTCGCGCAGTGTTCAGAGCTTTCTTAGCCGCGTCACTCAGCTTCTCCGTCTTGCTAACCTTGCTAAGGACCTGCTTGATCTCGTCAGCAACCGCTTTCTGAATGGCTTCGGCAGCATCCTCATCCTCGCCCTTATCACCAAACTGCTCCTGAATCTGCTCCTTCAGGTCTGGGCGAAGGGTGAGGATTTCCTCTAGCGTCATCTCCTTAAGAGTCGCCATCTCGTCCTCCTCACGAATACTGTGCATTATATCCATAATCCGGCCACCGGCAGCGGCTAGTGTGACCAGATCAACGCTCCTGATCTTGGTTATCTCTCGAACATTCCAATAGCCGTCTCCGTTCTCCCGTACAGGGACCGCACGGATACGCCCGTAGATAGAAAGCTGTACTAGGTCGGGGTTGCCACGCTCATACGCCTCTCTAATCTGAGAGGCAGCGGGGCTAGACTCCAGCAAGTGCAACTCACCTACGACCGCTCCGCTTTCGCCAACATTGGCATCCCACTGAGGGTTGGTGATCCATCCAGCAATGTCTCGTACAGACCGTTCAGGACGATCCTTCTCCTCGCTTCTGCTGGGGTGATCTACGAAGACCGGCGCTTTCTCAAACAGAGGGACTGCCGCTTCTAGAACCTCTGCCGAGTAGTGCCGCCCGTTCGCGCTCCGTCCCGCCGCGATCAGAGAGGCTCTCCAAACTAGTCCTTCGGTCCCCTCTACGGCCTCACTGATGTGGCCTAGTTCGAGGAGCCGACTTTCTCTTGCTTGTTCCATTATCCTCCTCCATATAGAAAAGGACCGAGTTGGAAAGACGTATAGCTGCAAAGCGCAAAACTACTACAAACAATCTAAGAGAATTCTACCGAGAAGTCAAGTGAACGTCAACGGACGGTTTAGGATAAGTAACGGTAGCCCATATCCCTCAACAGGTCAATTGCCTTCTCGTTCCAGACAAGCTCTATCTTCTCTTTCGCCGCCTTCGCCTCCTCCTTCTCACGATCATGCGTGAGGATATACGGCCTCTGCTCGCTTGGCCTAGACCCCAGCCAGAACTTATCCTTCGGCACCTTCCGGTAGGTCGGGCGTCCCTCAATCTTGGTCCAGTTCCATCGCCCCGATAGATTGTCCAGTGGAGCGTGCGGGACCTTCTGGTTGGCCTTCTTGAAGAAGTGGAAATACTCGTGATAGTCAGACTTCTGAACGCCGTATACCATCCTGGTCTCCGCAACCCAGATAAAGCGAGAAGAAGATTTGAGGACTTGGCCCTCGCCTTCTGGAAGAGAAGCGGCCGGGACATCTACCACGGGCCTCTTTTCGTCTACAAGGTTTAGCCAAAGGATAGGCTGGATAGACTCGTAAATGATCTCTGCTGCCGCCGAAGTGGAGTAAGTATCCGCTGCCTCGCGCAGCGAGTCTGGGAAAATCTCCAAAAGGGTGGCAAAACTTTCGTCAACTACAGTTGGGACCAGATTTGCGATGTATGGGAAAAGCATCTCCTCTTGTGGATCAAGAACCGATGGACACTTCTTCTCGCTGAGGAAGTTGTCGTTCTTCTGGTTCTGCATAACGCGGTCGCGCAAAAGATACACAACCTCACCGTCGGATAGCCGCTGGAGACAAGACTTCTGTACGTTCAGGGTCCACGAGGAAACCAAAGAGGTCATATCGGGATGCGGCTTACGCCAGTCTCCGTGTATAGACCCCAAGGTGTAAACTTGGTCAAGCGGAGCATCAGAAGGAGAGTAGTCGAGATGAGAGGCTATAGCCCCAGAAACGTCGCCTCTCTCATCGTCTACTTTCTGAGCATCTCTACGCAGTTCTTCAAGAGACCCCCTTATCGTACACAGCTTGTGCTTCTTCCAGGCTGCCTTTCTATCTTTCTTGAGGTCGTTCTTGCAGGCGGCAAGTTCGTCGCCAACTAGTATCCCCCTAACATGGTACTGAATCCTAGTTGGGAGTACCTTACTGCTTTCAACCATGTACCAGTCGCCTAGTTCCTTCTCTGCTTTCTTTCTCTGCTCTTCTCGGTTAGCCTCACCAGTCTTGCCCCCAGCAGGGTAGATTCTCTTGACGGACGTAATCCTCTTCCACCCCGTAGCCGAGGGCTTGGGCAACGGGTAGTTGGAGATCAAAAGCTCACTGTACTTGTTGGAGAACCCCTTCAGCGCAAACCTGGGGTAGGGAGTGATTATCTGATAGACGTAGAACCCTGGCTTCCGAAACGCCGCCCTTGTCTCTGGAATGTCATTCAGAGAAAGCAAGAACTTCCCCTTGAGCTTGCCAAGAAGGGATGCAAAGTCCTCCAGCTTGTAGGAGAAGTCATCAAGATCAAACAACCCCTTACCAGCCTTTGGGTATGGCGGGTCGAGATAGAAGAAGGTGTTGGGCGAGTCCCACTTCTTGATACAAGCTATTCCATCTTCCGAGGTTATCTGTACTCCTTGAAGGCGTTCGCCTAAATCTTCAAGCTTTTTGAACCGCCGATCAAGGTTGAGCTTCAGGTAGTCCCACGTGATCCTAGGACTCCTCTTCTTTCCCTCAAAAGACATCCAGGATAGATAGATGTGTTTGAATGCCTTGTCGCGGCGACGGAGAGGCTTCCACTTTCTTATGCGATCAAAGCGAACCCGCGAAACCCTAAAGTCCTTGGTGCGTAGGTAGGAAACAAACCCCTTCGGGTCTTTCTTAAGTTCTAGGTAGAAGGCGATTAGATCGGGTTCGAGATCGTTGAGAACCTCCTTCTGCGCCTTGTCGCCCTTGCTGAAGAAGAGACTGGCCGCTCCAGCAAACGGCTCAACGTAGGTCGTGTGCTTAGGCATGTTGATTTCAAAGAAGGGGGCCAACCTAACTTTAGACCCTGGGTTCGGGAATGCATTCTGTGCTTTCTCGGACACAAGCTGTCGAATCTCGTCTGCATTAGCCACGGCTTCTGCCATCCTCTTAACTACGTCGAAAGAGTCGGGTTCAGTTCTAGTCTCGTCTTTGTGATGCAAGATGGGGAACATCCAAGAAATTCTGTCACCGTTGAACAGTCTTACCTTCATTGGCCGGACGACTACCAAGTCCCCAATCTTGGGCGGGGTATCGAAGGCGTGCGCATAGGTATTGCCGAATGCATAGTCCCCTGGCTTTCTCGGCTTGATCTTGGAACTCATCTCCCACAGGGAAGGATCATCTAGCCCTTGCCACTTGGGAGGATCGGTTTCGGCATTCCACTTGATAGACAGGTCGCTTTCAGTAAGCCGCCTCTCGGCGTCAATGGGGACTAGTTCGCTACCACGTCTAACGGCACACCGCAGAATGTAAGTCTTGGAGTCTTTCTGCAACGACCTGTAAAGATCAAGAGCTTCTTTGCCTTCTATAGTTGTCGTAGGCTTCTTCCCCGGCGGGAAGGAGTTCGCCTTCTTGAAAACTCCTATGACCTCGGCATGAATCTCGCGGGCAACCTTCACTTTGGCCCATTCGCCAGTCCGCCCCTCAATGTCGTACTTGGACCCCACTAGCTTGACCATCGCTCCCTCAGAGGAGGGAAAGTTGGAGCACTTCTCAAACCACTTCTCTGCCTCCTCTCGTGAATGAGCGGAAAACGAAGGAAGACGGTGAAGGCAGGAGTCGGGACGCCGACGCGGGATAATCTTGTCAAGGAAGGCTCGTCTTTTCTCAATAGGCTCGTCAATCAAGGACCCCTGCGGCGAGATATAGAGGCAGTCAAAAACGAACCATCGCAAGTCCTCGCCCTTGATTGGCTTTTTGCCAGAGACTAGTTCGGCCATGTCCCAACGAGGGACGGGCTTTTCATCTTTGAACCAAACTACCTCGCCGTCTATGACACACTCTTCCACAGGGAGTTTCTTTACTTCCTCTGCCAAGTCGACTAGAACATTCTGCCTTTCCCTCTTCTTATCCTCAGTGTATATTATAACTTTGTCGCCCTTCTTAGCGCCTATCATCCGGATGCCGTCAACCTTGGGTTCTAGATAGAATCCAGTGCTGGCGTTGGTTTGTCCCCAAACATTCCAGAAGTCGTCGAAGCTGTAGAACTCAAACTTCGAGTACCCCGTCTTGGCTTTCATGGGTTGGATTTTCTGAAAGGGGGAGCGCAAGGACTCGGTGGTTGGGACCTTCACTACTTCAACCTTCTTGACTGGGATGAAAGAAAGAGAAAAGAGCGGGTCTTGCGGCAGTGTGTTAACGTACTCAAACTGGAACGCCTCGCCGATGGCGCGAGTAATCTTAAGCTCCATACCCGTGTCGGGGACAAACGACTTGACGTAGAACTTCTTCCCGTCGAACGTCATAAAGTCTGGGATGACTACACCCGCCTTGAGTCCCTCTAGCTTGGGAAGATACGGCGAACTCTCCACTACTTCCTTGGTAGAAGCGCCAACGGGCGTCATAAAGAAGTGGCCGACAGGCGCGTGGTCCCAGCTACTCCCCTGAAGGGAGTAGATAAAGTCGCAGTCCTCCTTGCCACCAAAGTGATCCCAGATAAGTTGCTCCAGCGCGGGAAGCCGCGTAGGACTCTTGACCACAAAGTCCACATCGTGATAGCTGGTAGAGTTAATCACAGAGCCGCAGAGCGACACGGCGTTGTAAATGACTAGCTGGGTCCCAATCTTACTGGCTACGGAAGACACCTTGCGCCTCCTGATCTGAAGAGGTAGTAGCAGGAGCATCTACCATGTCGAGACGATAGAGCAGGGCCGTAAATACTTGTTTGGCCGACTCAGCCGAAATCCAACCGCGATCTACCGCCACCTCAAGAGACTTGCTGATTCTCAGGAGAGCGCCAGCGGATCGCTGAATATCCCGAACGCCAAGGCGCTGTGATACAGTCGAGATTGGGTACTCCTTACCGCCAGGGAGTTTGCCCGCTCTGATTGCCTCTTGAAGCACGAACCTGCCTATGAATGTGAAGAACGAGTACACGTCCTTCTGGCGGCAGTTCATGGAGTTGATTGCCGGGTTCAGCAACTCGCCAGTTGCATCCTTGGTGATGCCAAGGTCAATAAGACCTGCGCCACCCAAAATGAAGTTGAGGAAGAACTCGGCGTCGCGCGAAACGGCATAAGCTGGCTTTTGTTGCACTAGCGTCCAGTCAACCATCTCGTTGTGGTAGATAGCAGAGCCGGCGCGCGGCGAGTTGCCACCCATTCTGTTCGCGTACTCTTGTATCTCTTCCTCTGTCTTGCCTTCTAGCTTTACGTCCCACCATACGCCGTACTGCTGCGCATCTCTCTCCAGCTTGTTGTAGGAGAAAGACTCGAACACCCGCGTCCAGTCAAGAAGCGGGATCAGGTCGGGGTAGCCGCGAACATGCCCGCCTAGCCTATTGATCCTGTGAAGAAAACACTCACCACGATACTCGCGGGCACCATTGTCCCACTGGATCACGTCATAAGCATCGCCCTGTCTAGTAATCAGCCTCCTGATTTCACCAGGGAACCCTGGCTTCTCTTCAAGGTCGGAAATCTGCGACGAGGGGATGAGGGTAAGACCACAGAAGCCGGTGTGTGGGTTCACCTTAACCAAGACGCCGAGTTCGCCGTAGAAACACAAATCTTTGACATAGATTCGCACGTTCGACTCCATGTCGTTGACGGGCGAAGTCCAGAACTCTTGAAGAATCGCGTTGGCATCTGGGTCAGGCGAGACCAAAGAGAACCCGCGACCGATGATAAAGTCAACCCACCACGTGAGAATCCTCTTGGCCAAAGGAGAAGCAAAGAACTGCTCCTCCATTGTTTGGATGACCCTTTCTCTCTTTTCAGAGCTTAGGTCTATCTCTCGTAGAGTTCTTCCGCTTTGCCGCCATACAATGTTTTCTTTGTCGTTGATTACGGTATCCGACGCTGTAGCTTCGTCTACATCTTGCGTCACCATAAAGTGATCGTTACCGTAGCGATAGGTAGCATCTAGAATGGGCATTCCCCTGCCCTCCTATTCAAAAGCGAAAACCTCAGTGCCCACTACTACAGAAGACCCACGCGTTTGCTGAACCACTATTCTGCTCCCGCGTGGCAGCACCAGCATGGGCATGGCGAACACTGGTTCCTTCTGAAAGTTGTCAAGTATCCAGTGCTCAAGCACCCTTTCTGGTCGGCCAGCGACCGGGGCAAAAACCTTGATCTCCACCCTGTCGCCGCCGCGCATCTCGCTCAAGTCAAAAACCCCAGCGACCTTCGCTGGCGATGCAAGAGAGAAAACCTCGTACTCTTCATCCAGGGTACAACGAATGGTTTTCTCCACATGCTGAGTGAAACAAGTTTCCCTGCGCTGTGCAGCCAGAACCCTCTCGACCTCACGTGCGACAGCTTCTGCGAACTCGACCCGATTAGTGAAATAGCGGACGAAAGCTTTCATACTTCCCCCTTCTTGGCTTCCCACCTCTAGCATTGGTACTTCTAGGACGGAACGCATGTTCCGGCGGTTGCGCTACAGAAATAGCAACAGCAGGCGACACGATCACCTTGATCGCCGCCTGGATAGCAAGCTCAAGTGCGTCTAGCAGGTGATCGTCTGGCGACGGATAGTTTTTCCATTCCTTTACTAGCTTATCTACCTTGGGGTGGTGCTTCAGCATCCCGTCTTCAACCACACCGGGTAGAAGGGCGCGACGCGAACGGAAAAGATTTGCCATCTCGCTGAATCTTATTCCTTTGGGCAACTGTGTCTGAATCGGTAAGAGGCGAGACTTCGGTATGCCTTTTGCTTCAAGGTCTTCCAGAATAAACCCTTGAGCTGCGTTTGCCTCAACTCCACATAGCACGGCGTTGTATCTCTTAACGGCCGACGCGATTGCTTCCACCTGGGCACGCTTGTTTGCCTGCCTTTCCATTATCTCGACCACGTGGATAGTTTTGTTAATGTCAGTACCGAGAACAACCATGGCCATCGGGTCTGTTCCCGACTTGGCCTTGGCACAAGGGTCCACACCGATATAGTACCGCATATTGGGCGGCGGGGCGAGATAGTAGCTTAGCCATTCCTCCTTTAGACACTCATCGCCATAGTCAAGGGGATCAGCACAGAACTGCGCCATGTAAGCAAAGTAGTCCAGCGACTTGAGACGGGACAGTTCTTCTGGCCCTTTCTGCTCCGGCCACAGCGGGTTCTCAACTGTAGAGGTCAGCTTGATAACCTGGAAGCCAAGCCTCTCAAGTTCACCGTAGAGGTCGCTCTTGTAAAAGCGAGTCCCCGCCATTATCATCCGTCCGCCCTTGTCAAGGCGAGTGATAAGCGACGCGTTCCACCAGTCCCAGATATGCTCTCGCATAGTAGGCGTCATGGAGTTAGATTGAGTCACCAGGTCGTCGGCGATGATGAGATCGCAACGGCCACCGATAGTAGATGAACCTACGGCAACGGCGCTAAGAGATGGGTCCTTGAGTCGGAAGTTGCTCCGCTTGAGATACCGCTCAGAAGAGGTCCACTTCGTTGCGTCGTTGGGGTTAGGGATCAGTTCACCAAACAGCAAGCGAGAGATGGGCCGCGAGAGCAATCCGCAGATCATGTTGATGAGGCGCTGCGAGTAGGACAGCGTATGGGTGGCAATCATAATCCGGAGGTTGGGGTCGCGGCCAAGAAGCCAGGCGGCCAGTGTGCAAAGGAGAGTGGTCTTACCGTGTCCTGGCGGGCAAATCAGCAGAAGTTCTTTGGCACTCTCGTCAGCCAGCTTAGCTGCTATCTCTCGCTGGAACGGCGGCATACCCCATTCCAGAACGGCTTCGTAATAAGCTGCAAAGTCGTCGTACTCTGGGCGCTCTCGCCCTACGCCTTCGTCCTGCCGCTTGAACGAGGAGACAAAGGTATTCTCCAGAAGGTCGAGAACATCAGTTTCCTTGGATAACCTGCTCATCGGCAAGTTCCCCGCTCCCTAACAACTTCCCAGTTACTCCAGAACGCTCGCTCTTTAGGTGCTCACGGAGTATGCGAATAACGTCCCGCTCAAACCCTTTCTGAGAAGTGGGGCTATCTACGTAGCGTCGCCCAACGTCCGCAAATGCCTCTACTATCGCCCCGACTACGCTTACGTGGACAAAGTGACGCTTGCCGACCTCCATCTCGTGAACAATCTTGGTGTTCTTGATTATGATGTTGACCAACGAGACGATCAGGTCGAGAGAGGCGGGTATCCGCTCTCCTGGGTTCTCTGGGTCGGGCATTCCTTCAGTCAGCGCCTCTTCAAGCTTGAGCTTAAGGAGCGCCAACTCTGCGCGACAGTTGAGGAGGTCGGGATCATTGATAAGATACCGCAACCGCTTGCGCATTCGCGGCTCGACCATCCCGACTATGTACTCGCGCCTGTCAAGGAGCACTTCGCCCTGCTTCTGCGCCACCTCGTCATTCTCGTGATACTTACAAGGTCCTCGCCCGTAGTGATTAGTCCCCCACCCCGCGTGCCGCCTGCAAGGGACGCCCTTCTTAGTTAGCGCCCCACAAATGTTGTCGGGGTTCAAGAGGTCTAGCTTCTTGGGGTCAACCAAAGGCTCAATTTCTTTGTGCTTGTTCCTAGCCACTACGCAATGCTCCCACTCAGATTCCCCTCTTTATCAGGATAGAGTATTCTCGGCCCCTTGTCAACTGTTTACATAAGAGCGGGGTTCTTGACATAACCTGCTGACTAGTTCGCGCCCCTGCCAAACCTTAAGTTGACACTCTCTGAAAAAACAATTATACTTCGGGTGGTGGGTGGGGGTGGCGGGAGGGCTGTATACATGTATACTAATGTGTCCGACTAGTCGAGCTGTATACATATAGATAGTATACAATTACCACGTTCGCCTTCCCTTCGTAAGGAAACGAAAGTCTTTTTTCCGAAACGAAAGCAAACGAAACCCTCTTCCCTCCTCCTTCCCCCTGTTCCCTCTTTCTAAACAATACACTTTCCTCATGCCACCCTATCTTCTTTCCGTCTTTCCGTCTTTCGTGATGCTAGCAAACTAAGTGGATTGTTTGGTAAGGGAAGGTAGTGGAAGAGGGGGTGGGGTAGAGGGAGGAAAAGTGGAAAAATTGGGGAATGATATGGGGAGGGGTATCCCTGCTAAGTCTTTTCGAGTTTTCTAGGAACCTTTCCCTTGCCCTATAGTATCCTATAACCTATTACTGTATTCTACGCAACCGAACGCCTAGCAGCACTTGCCAAGCCGTCCGGCGCGTGCTATGATGCAACCGTAAACGACAGGGCGAACGGCCAACGCGCGAACGGCCAACGCCTGCACTTTACCAAGTGTATATGTTCGCTTTTGCCATCCGGCCTGTGCTAGGTGCAAGTTTGGAGACTAGGAGGAATTATGTACCTGGAACAGGAGCTCAAGGATGCCCAGGCAGCGGTGGACGCTGCCAAGGACATGGTAGATGGCTTTGTATCCCCGGACACCCTGCGCGAACAGCTCGGCGCGTTGGTGCCGGCCGCGCAGCTCGACGCTCTGGTAGACGCGGCCTGCGGTGGATATGATAGCGCCAAGGCCAAGTTGGAACGGGCCCAGTATGAGCTGGACGTTCTAAAGGCCGCTGCCAAGGCGGCCGGCGAGCTCGTCCCACTGTTAGAGGGCTCCGTCAAGCGCGTTATAATTAGCGCTCATGGTGTCACCATGATGGCCGGCGTGAACACTGGAAACCGTAAACCAGGACGCTCTAAAGGCGCTTGGATCGTGAACGAACGGCGCTTTAGAACGGCGCGCGAATTGTGCGAGTCGTATCCGCCA